GTGATTTACCATCGTCTCCACCCATATTTAAATTGTTTTATAAATAAATACCACACACCTTTTTTTATTTTTCAGATGTGTGGTATTCTATAATTTTATTGACTAAATATTTTCTTGAGTATGTTGGTAAATTTAAAAAATCGGTATATGATGTATGAAGAAATTTACCCAATAAAAAATACTCATCTAATAATACTTCTCTATACTTAGAAGAAAGGGCGAAAAAATTCAACACCAAAGGTGACCTCCAAATTCACCTGTTCACCTGATGGTGCTCTAACAACTCTTTTTAAATCCAAAGATGGTTCATTTTCTTTTATGAATTTTTTAATAAATTTTGAATCCATAATTGGAAGATTATTTACCATTTGTGAAATTTTTTCTCTATCTGTCTCACCATTAATTTCAACAATATGTTTCATTAATTTCCAAGTAACTCTTGGAGGTGTCATATTAGTAGGATAACTTTCAACCATTTTATCTATTTCAATGATTTCACCATAAGTCAGTGGTTTAAGTTTTACATTCGCTTCACTACGTGGTAATTTTACATTGTAATGTCCGTTTTCATCAGGTGTTGAATTTGGTTTAACAATATTTAATTCATCCAAAACTATTGTAGCTTCGAATGGTTTGTTTGTTAATGGGTCAGTCAATGTGAGTGTGTATTCAGGACCGAAAGATGTATTTCTCAAATAAATTAGAATTGCTTCAACATCACCCTCTAAAAGTTCTTCGGGTCTGATATCTGTTTCGTAAAGTTTACTTCGTATTAAAGTAGTAACAACATTTACATTAGGATTAGAAATTCCCCCTAAAATTATGTTTTCATCATTAGCTGTAAGGTAACCAACTTTTACAGATTTCTTTTTGTTCTTATAAAAAATACCACCCGATGGTAAAGGAACTACATCGTGTGGTAAATTAAAATTTTCAGTACCGGCTTTTAATATATTAGCATCCATTGTTTTTTTTATTATTAAAATAAACTAATAATAAAAAAATTAAATACTTTTTTTTAGTATACTAATATACATCTATCCATTCTAAGGTTTGCTTGGATTGTTGCTATTTTGTCATCACTATATGATAGTCCTTGAAAATCAACGTTAGTTAAAAAACAACCCTCAAGTATCCATTTTTCAACAACTACACCAGTTGGGTCTAACATCTCCAAATCAACATTTTTCTTATATCCCGCAGCATACCCCATACGACCTGTTACAGATTCAGCATGAAGACGAACCCATTCCATAAGTGCTTGTGCTGCAGATGGACCGATAGGGTCTCTAAAAGTAACAGAAATTTCTTCCCAGTTAAATCTACCTGCAACATATGTTGAAGTGTTTAAAAATGGGATTTCAACCGAGTTTATCTTAACTTTTGGTCTAGATGTTGATTCCACGAACCATTCATTAATACCTAAAGAAGAAGGAAATCTCATAATAAACCTATTCTGTCTTTTAGGTTCATAAGGTATGGGCATTTTCATCAATAAATCAGCCATCGTATTTCAGTTTAAATTTTTATTCTTTTTTATTTTAAATATAAATATCTTATTATTTTTTTTCTATTGACTTTATAAAATAAAAAAAGTATTATTATACTAGAACTAGTTAAATATTATTAATATAATATTTTATATTAATTTATATAATATTCTTTTTATTCTAGTTTCTAGTTGTAATTCTTCTTCATCTGGTTTGTATTCCTTTTTAATACCTCCGTGTGTTGAAAATATTTTAACATCTTTTACCCCCTTACTCATAGCCTTAATATTTCTCGGGTCATCATCAGAAAATCCTATCATAGGAACAAATTTATTTCTTATTTCGTTTTCTATTTTTTTAGATAATCTTAAGTTTAATTTTTCAGCTTGACCTTGAACATATTGTTTGAATCTATTCATTGTTGTAATTTTAGCTACTTCAGGATTTGTTGCTGACCCTTCCCCATAAGAAACAGGATAATACCTATTCATTTTTAGGTACTTCATTATTTCAGTTTCTTTATCAGCTGGATTTTCACCAGAGTTAATTCTCATTTCTTTTAATGAATCATATAGAGAATCAGAATCAATTCCACCTCTATTTGAATCTATAAGTTTTTTAACCCCCATCATTAGTGTTGATGGTCTATGTCCTCTTGCAGTAATAATTGCAAACAACGAACCATTATTAATTGCTTCTACAAAATCAGGCCATGCAGCATCATTAGCTAATTCAGCACTCATTACATCCTTTAAGAATTTACCATCCCCAGTAACTCTAAAATCTCTGAATGGGTCTGGTGCAAAATTTACGATAGTAAAACCCTCATATTCAAAAGGTTCTTTTCCTATCTGAGTTCTATATTCAGCAAAATCCTCAGTTCCCATACCAACTTCTTCTCCATCATCATCTAATAAGTAGATTTTTGTTGGCATATACATTAAGTTATCATCCCAATCAAAAGCATAATACTTCATTGGGATTTCTCTTTCTTCAAATTCTCTAAGTAATTTAATAATTGTATTTCTCATACTAATAAATATGTCTTAATTAAAAAAAGGAAGATGGTTTATTATCTTCCTTTTGTTCAATTTATCGTAATGATAGCTCAAATTTTAACGAACCACAATCCCAAATTCTATCATAACCTTTTAGTTTCATAATTTCCCACTCTGTCATATTTTTATCATAACCCTCCTTAACAAGTACATCCTTTCTAAACACAAATCTATGATGTCTATTTAGATATTTATCAGTTTTAATATACCAATAATTTGGTGGTGTTTTTGATGTATATTGAAAACCATTTTTGTGATAAACTGTGTTGTTTGGATTAATACCCGACCATCTGATATCTGCAAAAGTTTCTATTTTATGTGGATTGATGTTATTGATAAAATATTTTAACAATTTAGAGAATCCTCCAACAATTGTAGTGAACTTTTTATTACTAAATCGGATTAATTCATATTCGTCAGAAATGATATCTTTATTACCTAACGATTTTCTTTTTTTTCCAAAAGTCATTACAGATACTAATTCATTTTCAAAAAAAAGACCATATCTAAATTTATCAATAGTATAACCTTGTAAATGATTTTCATTCAAAAATTCCATAGATTGTTTTTTTGTGATTTCTTGAGCATTACATTTTCTACCATAAATTTTACTATTTAAATTCAATTTACTCGATAACTTAGATAATACGATATCTGTTTTTAACATAATTTCATCTTCATAGAATTGAATCAAATTAATATTTTTATCATTCGAAAGAATCGTTTTGTCAATATGATATAATTTTGTCTTTTCTCCACTTATTTCAGAATGAAAATAATTACCATTTACCTCAATTCCAAGATTGAAATCGGGTAAAAAAATATCAATTTCTTTACCATTTAATATTTTTCTGTCGGCATCAATATGTTTTATATTATTCGTATTTAAAAAATCTTTAATTTTTTGTTCTAAGTTGGAATTTTTGGTAATTGGGTAACATTTTCTACAGATTGGTATTTTACCACTACCTAATAATGTACTACTAAAAATGTTTTCACATTTAGTACACTCGAAAGTATAAGATTGTGAGGTATTACCATTTTTATTTTGTTTATAATCATCTAATAACTTCAAATTTTGTTCATCTAATTTGGGGAGTAGTTTGTCTAAATGTTTTATTTTAATTGTGTTTTTTAATTTATCCACAAATTCTTGTAAATACATAGGACTCTTAACTCCATACTTCTCTATGAAAAGTTTATCTCTATTTTTTTTAAACTCATCTAATTTGAATAAAGAATCCTCACCATACTTTTCATATAACACTTGTTTCGACTTGTTAATTCTATTTTCTTTATTGACCTCTTTTTTATTCCAAATTGTTCTACATTCATTGGAACAAAGTTTTCTTTCGTGTTTTTTTCTTTCTGTAAAACTATTACCACATTGGATACAAGTTCTGTTTTCCCTCACGCTTTCATCTTTCTCCTTACCAAGTATCTTATTTTTTTTAGCATACTCAAAATAACAAGTTCTATCACAGAATTTTTTATCTCTATGTTTATAATCTGTAACAAACATATTCGTACAATTCATACATTTTAATTCAATTTTCATAGGTAAATTATTTTTTAATGTAACAAACACCAATCTACATATAAATATAGGATATTTAATTAAAAAACAAAAACCCTCCTTTAAATCAAGGAGGGTTAATTTTTTGTGGTATTAAAATATATTAAATATTCTCAAACGAAGCACCTGTTGGGGTGATATAGAAAGTAATATCTATAAATTCTAACGAACGAGTTGGTTTAATATATATTTTACCTGTCAATTGGTTTCTATCCAAATCTGCAGGGTCTGAAGAAACCGTTACACGGAAATCATACAAACCTCTATCTCTTCTGATAGCATCTAATATTGGATTGACAGCATCTAAGAAATCTTGTCTTACTTTTTCGTCATTTTGTTCGAACAACAATCTAACTGAAACTGCAGATATAAGTTTTCTTGCTTGTAATAACAATCTTCTTACGTTGATTCTATCAAGAGCAGATTCTCTAATTTGCATAGTTTTGTTACCCCAAATAACTGTTCCTACATCAGAGAAAGTTGCGATTGGATTAATTCTACCTTTGTATAGAGTATCTCTTTCTTCTTGTGTAAGTTTTCTTCTCGCTTTGATTGCGTTAACAATACCTCTTGTATAACCTGCCGCAGCAAACCAAGGGAAAGCAATATTATCAGTTAAAGCTAAGTTTCTACAAACCTCAGCAGTTGGTGGTATATAGATTTGTGTATTGTTAACAGTATCTCTTGTTAATACCCAAGGATAGTAAGTTGCCGTGTAGTTAGAATCTATACCCGCAGTTTCTAAGTTATCAACAGCTTCTTGTGGATAAATAACATCAGTTTGTTCACCCGTTGTTGGTACTAACATATTGTAGTCAGGTGTTGTTGTGATGTAAATTGAGTCAGCTCTATCAAATTCTATCATTTCTATTGCTGCTTCTACAAGGTTACTATTGTTTACATAATCAATACCTGTTGTTACGAATACATTTATATTAACCGCTTCAGGATTTTGGAATGTTTGTTGACCTAACAAGTAAGCGTAATAGTCAGTATTAGCATAATCTTGAGTTGTATTCCCAACTGTTATTGTTTTGAATGCACCCCATCCTGTTGCTGTTGGATATCTGAACGATGGACATGCACCTCTTAAATAACCACTTCTACCCAAAATAAAGTTATCGGCATTAGTTCTACGTTCTCTGTAGATGTCCCAACCATCGAAACCACCTGAGCACAAGAAACTAAATTTACGTGCAAATATTCTGTAGTAAGGATTTGTTTCATCACTAGGGTCACTTGTGAATGTACCACTACCAACATAAAACTCAGCAGTACCACTTGTAGTAAACGAGTTAGCAATAGTAATACCTGAAGCGTCTTTATCCATATGGAAACCTTTTGTTCTATAAGACCAATCAGCCCCAGTAGTTGCATCACAGATACTTGAACCTGGTAAACGTTTTCCTTTGTAAGTGAAGAAATCAACATCGTAACCAACTGTATCAGAAATACCTAAATATGTTCTTCTAACATTGTCACCAGCACTTCTTAAAGCATCATCAGCACCTGAAGCTAACCCGAAAGGTGGATTGTATACAACTTCACCAGGGAAATCATATTTAGTTTTGTAAATTGGGAATGGTGATTTTGCACCAGCATATTCTCTCATATTGTAACCAACGAAACCACAAGGTAAAGCATCGATTGGTGCATCTTCATTAATCTCTAACATTACAAATTTGGAGTTCAAAGCATATTCACCATCTTTAGTTCCAATTTTTTTAGCTATGAAATTATTTTCATTAGGATTCATTGAACAATTTGTAAATTTCTCTAATACAACAGGATTTGAATCACTATCAAAGAAATCTCTAATTTGAACATCAAAAGTACCATTATTGAATGACATATTTGCCATAGAAATTTTTACTTCTGTATTTGCAGCATCCCCATCAGCTATCGTTGTAAATCTGAATAGATTAAATACTTTGTTACCTCTAAGTTCAGAAACAACCCATGGAGAAACTGGTGATTGGTATCTTTCTAAGTAGAAAGCTATTGAAGTTGCGTCTACCTCTTGTCTTGCATTTGGTAATGCAATCAAGTCACAATTCAAACCTCTAATGTAACCTTTTCTATAACCATAGTTTAATAATGATTGGAACCTTTCTTCTACAAACAATGGTGTTGTTGCTCTTGGTTTTGCAAAGTTACTTGAACCGAATACTTTAGCAATATACTTAGGGTCTGAATTAGTAAATGATGTTTCGAAAGTAAAGTTATCACCATCTTTATTAGTAACATTAAGTGCAAATGTTGAATATGGATTTTTAGTAACCGCTGAATATGTGCCAGTACAATCCATACTAACGTCAGTTAATCCACTGACCTCATATACGGCACCATTATCTGTACCATAAGTTGCAATACCTCTTGAACGTAGTGTTGCTATTACCAAGTCATCATAATCTGTATATGCTGTACCACTATAAATGTATATGTTACCAGTTATACTACCACTATAACAATTAGTGATTGTACCTGTTTGAATTGTTCCTGTATTACCTGTTGTACAAACACCACATGGGTCTGTGAAAAGTAAATTAACAGTCCAAGCTGAAGTTGCTGTCAAATCGTCAGATACTATTGTATATGATTTAGTCAAAGAACTAAAATTATAACCAACTGTTGTTGCCGATTGTACCACACCACCACTTGTTATACCACTTAATGCTGGGTTAGTACAAGCACTGAAATTAATAGTCATTGCAGTTACGTCAGCTGTAGTTGCTGTGGATGGAAGACAAACATTAATTACATTTGTATTGTAATTGATTGCACCTGTAACTGTAGTGATAGTTGGAGAACTTACTGAGTAACTATAAAATGATGCACAATTTGATAACGATGATGTTAGTGTTAAACTATTAACATAATCGTAAAAAGAATAACCCGAATATTGACCATTTCCAATATTATCAAAAGTTGCATAATACCAAGTATCATTAACGGCTGCAGTATAGTCGGCCAAATCCGAACTAATGTTATCAACACCAAACACATTATTTTGAGAAGTGTACCCTGATAATAATGTATCAATAGTTCCACCTGATACTGTACCAAAATAGTTTATTGATGTTGCTGATGTTGATGGGGTGTTTAAAATATTGAATAACTGATTTTTTATATCAGAATCAATCGTTGAGGTTGACCCATTAAATAACTCATATGTACTATATAAGTCACCCGATAGAAGTGCCGGTATTGATGTTGTGTATGAAATAGAGTTAATACTATTTGTACAACCAGTAAAATTGATTGTATAACTACTAACTTTAAATTCAACACATTGTGTAATACAACTTACAGTTGAAGCACTT